CCCCTCCTCTCTGCTCATACCAGATAGACTATCTGGCAATCCAGTCCTAACTTTCATGTTAGGTGGATATGACTAATGTTGATGAATTCTCGATCTAGGCTTTGTCAGCCTTATTTCGAGAACGAACATATGTCATTGGGTAGAGAAACCGTAGGCAGGTCGGCGCGAGCCGACCTGCCCCTCGGTTGAAGGGTCCCTTTTCGGCGCGGATTTCTCCGTGTCGTCATTCAACAGCCTATTACTGAAAGGAGCGGATATGGCTGGTACTCAAAAGCCAAAAATGTATCCAATCCTTCCCTACGAAAAACGCCAAAAGCGTTCACGTAGTGGTGTCAGTCGATCTGAGACGCAGACTTGGCACAACTTTCGTCGATATAGTCTGACTTATAAACCTACGGGTTCTAAGTCGGAACAGATCTTCGAAGATGTGTCAAAGAAGCTTACCTCAAGTCGTTCTGGTACTAGTAATCCAGGTTGGCGAGTGAAAATTGCCAGAGGCGAAAATGCAACCTACCCGTATTCTAGGGAGTTGTATCACGTAAAACAGTGTTCTTATAACTGCTACTCGGAGAGTTTGAATTACTCCTCTGAGGGTAGCGGCATCATGGATACTGGCATTTATCCTTCAATTGATGACTGGTCGGTTCTTGAAGACCGCGCTGTAGCCACGTTGAAGCGTAAACTCGATGGCAATATTGGTAAAGCGCAAATGGCAGCACCCATAGCAGAAAGCCGAGAGATTCATCGCCTCGTTAAACAGGCGAACGGCCTAGTTATGGATATGCTGAAAGCTGCGTTAGCCATTAAGAAAACCCGTGGTAAGAGTGCCGCGAAATTCTTCGGCGACGTTTGGCTAGGCTTTTCATTTGGGATAAGTCCCATGTTAAAAGATATAGCCAGTGCGTCTAATGCCATCCTAGAATTTACTACTAGGGAGGACCGCCGAGTTCGTGTAGTTGGCACTGCAGGTCGAGAATACCATTCTGTCTTAAAGCGTCCCGGCCCCGAATTGGGGTGTGATGGACTGGGTTTTGGCTTTACATGCCATTCAATCCATAGACAGGCGGTACAACTCGTGGCAGGCGTAGACCTTAAGATTAGGTCTGCTGCTTCCTACGGTATTGACGATCAACTAGGTTTAACGTTTGGTCAGATCCCTAGTACTCTTTGGGAGCTTACTCCGTTTTCCTGGGTGGTCGACTATGCTATAACCGTAGGCCCTTGGCTCGACGACATGTTCTATACGGTACCTGGTACCGTTAAGTACATTAGCCGGTCCGAGAAGTACCAGTGTGAGACTACTAGCAATCCTTATCCTATCCTTAGTGCCGGTGTTTCTGGGCATTTTTCGGGTAGTCCAGGTGTTGTTAAATATCTCTCATTCACCCGCACTTCACTTACCACACTCCCTACGCGACAACTTCGCATTAAAACTGCGGATGAAGTCGCTAACTACGGATTATCGAAGATATTAAATCTCGCATCCGTTTTGGCTCAAAAGCGGGGCCCGAAGCTGTGATTGACACCATAGCTTAGACCTGCTTAGAGTTTTTATTAGGAGACATACATGTCTTTTGCTCCTGCTTCACCTGCAACAGGCGCCGTTGTCACGGGATTAACTTCCCCGACATATACGCTCCTCGCGGATACCGCACCCAACATCAATGGCAAGCAATATGCTGTTAGTGCTCTGGGTGGTACTCAGACGGGTGTCGACGTGAACAGTGTTTCAAAGCCGTTCACGACGTCATTCTTCCGGCCTCCGATCTTGAGAACGTTACCGCAAGCAAATCCTGTTACGGGCGTAATCAAGAATGTACCTCTGAACGTGTACAAATTCATTACACGCAAAGGGGCCGCTCCTGCTGTGAACCAAAGTATTATGGTACCAAAAATCACCACGATACTTGAAGTTCCTGCCGGAGTCGATACTTATGAACCGGAAGAAATTCGCGCCATGATCAGTTGCCATTTTGGGATTGGTTGGGAACAAGCGAGTGGTATTTCGGTCACGGTATTGACAGGTGTTCTGTGACTTGGGCTCGGGTGTTTCCCACGATTGTTACAGTTGCGTGCGTTTTGGTGATTTTGGCCAATGCACCTGCTGTGCTCGTGGACCCACTCTACAAAGCTATCGCCCAGATTCGCGTGAATGCCGCGACTACTGTCGAAACCAAAGTGACTTCTGGGAGCTCGGAATCTTCCCCGACCTCTCAGGAAACGTTGGTGAAGAAGGCTGAGTAATACTTAGCCTTCGCGACGCTCGAAAGAGTGTTGCACAGTGGTATTCTTGGTTAAACCGTTGCTATCATCGGGAGATGTCCTGTGAGTAAAAGTAACGTTCCTTGTGGAGAAGTACGTCTAACGGCGTTCTTTAACACACTGTTAGAAGAGCTTCTTGCTGAAGGACCGCAAAACGCCGCGGTCGTAAGGCAGGTACAACGTGCACGGAAACGTGCTCGCTTCCTTCGAGAAGATCTTCGAGGACAAGCAATAGCCGATTTCTTGGCTACAAATGAGAGGGTTAGACTCTTGCAATTGGAGTCTCCTCCCTCCCAAGTCCTCGATCGTAGGATTATAGCTAACGCTCGTTATTTCATTACTAATGTTTTAGAGCGTTTTACTACTTCCTTCGATGAGTTGGCCATACAGCAGCCGCTCGAGATGTCATATCTTTTTTCGAATTGGCGATTTGGACCCGGTGCCAGCAATGGCATTAAGGGAACCCATACAGCCGACAAGATTTATCAAGATATGACTTGTACCGCTCTGTGTGAACCTTTGGTTCGTAAACTGCGCAGTTCTTACCCTTACTTCGTGGCCAGGGATGGCCAACTTGGAGTTTCGGGTACTATGCAGATTGAAGGTTCTCGACTAACAACAGTACCCAAGAACGAGGACACAGAACGTACAATTGCCATCGAGCCCTCAGGGAACATGTGTCTGCAGCTTGCTGCAGGCATGTATCTTGAAGGGGCTCTTCGGCATATCGGTCTAGACATTCGCAACCAACAGCAAAAGAATATTGCTATGGCCAAGCGTGGATCTGAGTTTGGGGATGTTGCTACCCTCGA